CATTGAAGGTTTCATCAAAGGTTGCCTTTTGATTTAACAACCACCACCCTGCTAACGCAGCGGATGCATTTGATGTACCAACTGTAAACTTAGTAGATCCATCTGTAAGTTTTGTGTAGTAACGAGCATTTAAGTAGAAATCTACTTGACCTTGAGCACCGTTGCTATATCTTGCAATATATGGTGCAGCATTTGGATCATAAGCATTAGCGCCATCTCCACTCCATGGATTATCAGTTGCACCAACTGCTACAGAATCTGGCAAACATGCTGGTGAAAATACGGCTCTTCTATTTGAGTCATTACCAACTGCAGCAATAACAGGAACATTCACTGCTTTCAAAGTAGCAATTGATTGCGCCATGCCAGCAGGAACTCTGCAGTTACCCATAACAGCACCTTGTGCTAGTAGCACTACTGAGATGTTGTATTTCTTTTGGTTAGTAACAACCCAATCTAAAGCAATTTGCACATCACTTAAACTATAAAGACCTGCAACTCCTGCAGGAGTCATTCCTACAATTCGTATTGGAATTATCTTTGCAGATGGATTTACAGCCGTGACAATAGATGCCATCTGTGTTCCGTGATTTAGTTGCTTATCTTGAGTTGGAGCAATGTTTGCTGCTCCTGGGCCTTCCATGCTTGATTGAAGGTTTGGACATCTTGGAAGATTAATTAAACAAACCTCATATGCAATGTTGTTAGCAAATAAAGATGTAGCAACTCCACTATCGATGATTGCAATAGTTGGTTCGCTGTTTGCTTTTGCAGGTGATATAAGTCCAGTTATTAAAACCAGAACTAGCATTAGTATTTTTTTCATGTTATGAATGTATCCCTCCGTCCCCCTCGGGACTCGTTTGTTCTTCTTGTTATTTCCCTCGAAACTAAAGTGATGTCCCGTTCTTGATTAGAAAGCATCATCTCTAATATCTTGCGATAAGCATACCGTTCCTCATAGATATCTCCTAATTTTATAATCTCTGGATCAGTAGCAATTTGAGCCTTGGCTAGGCTAACAGTAGACCCCTTAGCCGCACTCCCCATCCTTGTGATAAGCATCACGTTCTCTTTCATCTCCAAAGACCGTTGAGCCTCACGCTCATTTAATTGAGCCTGAACTAACTGTGAAGCCAGGTAATCAGCCCAGCCAGTTAGTATAGTAAACATCTCTGCAAGTTGTTCACTGCTCAGGGCTGTTATGTCAGGAGGCAAGGTTGCTTGTTCGTACTGTGGTTTAGGAAGAGCAAGTCCCTTCTTCATTATTAAATCTATCTCGCTCATGCTTTTCCAATCAAATTACATGACTTACACCCATCGGGGTTTACGTTACAGTCAGGTGAAACACCTGCCTCAACTGCATCTATTACTTTCTGTGCAGCATTAAATACTCTTTCAACAACATAGTAGTCAGACTTAATTGTGAACTCTTTATAATCTTGATCTGCTTTTAATTCATAAATAAATACAATTTCATTTGGAGCATCATCTCCAAATTGTCTTTTGGCTAACTCTAAATACATCTGACCTTGAAGTAAGTGGGTTCTGAATGGACGACGAATATTCTTCCAAGCCTTTGTAAGATCTCCATCTGCATCATAGAGTAACTCTGGTGCTTCAAACCTAAGAGTTCCTGCTCCAATAGATTTAATTTCTATAAGGCAATCATCTCCAAGACCCTTGACCCAACCATCTGCATGACCATGAATGCGTAGAGGTTTATGTACTAGTGGTACCTCCTTATATTCAAAAACAGATGTGCCAGAATTTATCTCAGAACTAACTCCCCACTGATATAGGTTGTCTGTTTCACAGTACCAATTGCCGTACAAAACTCCCATATCTGCTAGTCGATTCTGCCATTTAGCATGGATAAAATGACCTTCATCAAATATGTTTTGAAGTCTAAGATTAGGTTTTTCTTTCTTTGCCTTACCACCATTTAATAAATAGTAGGCATACTTATGACACCAATCAGCCTTGATAATTTCTGATGGGTGAAGCACATCAGTACGTCGGTCTGACTCTGGCTGCCTCATTAAATGGCGCTCTATCTCACCTATTAATCTAGTATCAGCCTTCTTTGTATCAAGGAATTTCTGTAACTCTGTCTTAGGGGTTGCCATTAGTATTCCTTATCTATACTGAAAATAAAATCTTTTAGGGACATTTTCTTTTTATATTTCTTCTGCCATTTACGCATCAAAGCGTTGCGTTCTCTGTGACTTAATCCCCCCCAGATTCCATGAGGTTCATCTCTTTTGACTGCGTCCCACAAACATTCGGCACGTACTGGACAATGGTTTTTTCCTGTTTCACCAAAACAAAATGCTTTGGCCTTATCAGCAATGTCTTTGTACTGCTCTTTATCACGAGGAGGGTAGAAGATGTCGGTGTCTTGTCCCGAACATCTTGCTTCATATCTCCAGGCATACTCTGGCTCATCCATGTATTAGGCATCCTTGACTTTCTCTAGCATTTCAATGAAGTCGTCTTCAAGAAGAACCACGTAGTTCTCCCCATCTAGATGAATACCAAGTACTGGCATTCGTCCTTCTAGAATTGCCTCTCTTACTATTTTCTTTAAGACAATAGACTTTATCGTAGTCTGTTTTTTACCAGTCCACTTATGTTCAATCAGCAGGTCGGCTGATCTTACATCGCCTTTTCTTGACCAAAATGCCCCAGAGGCTGCGTTACGAGAACCACTAACTTTTTTAGCAATTCTTTTCTCGTGCTTCTGAGATTCTTTTTGTCCTTTAGTCTTCAAGTTCTATCTTGCCATTCTCGTAGCCCTCCAGCAAACGAGGAACAATATAGAAAAGTGTTTCCCTCCAGAAGCAAGGAGAGCAACCGCAGAATGCTTCTCCTGAAAGAGTTTCTGTAATTTCATCATCTCCTCCTTCCCATATTGCTTCAAAAAGCATGTCAGTGTAATTTTCTACACCTTTTTCTAATTCATGCGCCCATGCTTGATCATTAACTATAAACTTTTTATTTTCAATCATCGTTAGAACCTCCAGCCATCGGTACATCGGAGGAACTAAGTACAACTTTTTGTAGTTCTTCCTTGAGATCAATTTCGCCACGGATACTATCAATGACTGGTTCAATTCCCTGCCACTTTCTTTCTCCATAGTAATACCACCCGCCTTTACGATCTATTATTCCTTTTACTACTGCTAATGCTGCAATTTCTTTTGCAAAATCATATTCTCCAGGTAAACATGGTCCTCCTTCTGCAAAATAAAAATCAAAATATGCTACACGTTGTGGTGGGGCTGTTTTATTTTTTAATGTACGAACCTTTATTCTTTGTCCAATACGAACCTTGTTTCCGCTAGGTCCAACTTCAATCCATTCATCTCTACGAATTTCACAACGAGTAAAGAAGGCATAGTTTTTTCCTTCTCCTCCTGGAGTTGTTCTTGGGTCGCCATGCATTACGCCTATTTTCATACGGTATTGGTTGATGATTAATCCTAAAACAGGACGCTCATCTTCTACAAGACTTCGTTTCATTGCAGAACCCACCACACGAAAAAACTTATTGGTAAGTAATGCACCTCTACCAACAGTCATTTCATTCATGTCTTTTTCCATTTCAGGAGCAGGAGATAAGGCTGGTAAAGAATCAATAACAATTGCATCTACAGATTTTGATTCTGCAAATTCAATTACTGCTTGATACGCCTCTTCCATTACATTTGTTTCAATTACAATAACTTTTTCAGTATCTACACCACACATTTCTGCATATTCAGGAACCCACTGTTCGGCTGCCACCCATACAGTTGTGTGATTGGGATTTGATCTTTGATTTGCAGCAATAGTTTTTAATGCAACAGCAGTTTTTCCATGAGAAGGTTCTCCAATTAATTCGTTCCATTGATTTCCTGGAAACCCTCCTCCAAGTACATAGTCCAATGTAGTTGAACCAGAGGTGATGCGAGGAACTAAATCACTCCTAATATCGGAAGCAATAACAACCACATTGTTACCAAACTTTTTATTAAGTTGTGCAACAATTTTCTTTGCTTCATCGTTCATTATTCAATCCTCCCAATAATACTTTGAGGATTATAATTATTTTGTGTGTCATTTCCTAAAGACTGTTTAACATTGCCTTCAATTTTTGCGCCAGTAAGTGATCCAAATTTACTTCCAGATTGAGACAGAGGATAACCACAGTCGTAACATCTAGGAGCAGCGTTAGCAACAGACAGAAAATTGTTAGAACCACACTCTGGACAAGTTTGAACCTGTTTTGCACTTTGTGCTTTAGTAGTTGGTTGTTGAGGAGTTGATGGTTCAAACCTAGTCATAGGTTGTTGTGAAGGTGGCATTGGAATATCTGCGGGACGTGTTTGAGGAACTTGGGGTTGTGCTCCAAGTTGTTTAGCCCACCAGTCAGAGTTACTCATTTATAGTTCCTAAACGTGAGTGACGTTCCCAACGCTTTTCACAACGAGTGCATAAAACAGTAAACTCACTAGTGTTTGCTTCCCAAGTAATGCTGTACATTTTATGACCGAATAATTTACATAAAAGTTTCATTTTGCTTCTCCCCATTTATCTACTATTTTTACATCCGCAATTAAAGGAACTGTAATTGCTGGGATACTTACGCCTTCCATTGATTCTCTAATCGCTTCTGCTACTGAATCGGCTAGGTCTTCACGAGCAACTGTAACGAGTTCGTCGTGCACAGTCAAAATTACATTGGCTCCTGGTTCTGTCACAAAACAAGAGTGTGCCCTTATAATGGCTAATTTCATTAAATCTGCTGCTGATCCTTGAATTACTGTATTAAAAGCCTGTCTTTCTGCTCTTGATCTAAGGCCAGGATCTTTGCTTTTTAAATCAGGAAGGTATCTTCTACGTCCTAAAACGGTAGAAACATGTGGCACTGGAGTTTTTGCTAAAGATTGACGTATAACTCTGGCTCTATATTTAGATATATCATTAAACTTTTCAGTAAATCTATTTAATAAACTCTTTGCATCATTAACTGTGCAACCAATACTAGCCGCAATTTTATCGGGTCCAACTCCATAAGCAATAGAAAGAACTAAAACCTTTCCTGCTTTTCTGTCTACTCCCATGGTGTTACCAATTGTTGTGTAGATGTCTTCTCCATCTAAATAGTTTTTCATCATAATTGGATCTTTAGAGAAAGAAGCAATAATTCTAGGTTCGATTTGAGAGTAATCTGCAACTATTAATTTGTGTCCAGGAGGCGCTACAAAAAGATTTCTAATAAGTTTTCCATACTGACCTCCGCTAGGAATGTTTTGTAGATTTGGATCGCTGCTAGAAAATCTACCCGTCTCCGCTCCATGGGCTTTAAAGTTTGTGTGAACTCTTCCATTGATTAATAAACTTTTTTTATCAAATATTTTTTCTTTACCCATTGTAGTTCGAGTAACTTCTCCACCCAAATACGGCATAACATATGTAGTCATTAATTTATTTAAATCTTGATATTCAAGAATGGCATCTACTAATTCATCTTTTGATCTGTAAAACTCTAATGCGTCAGAGGAAACAGAGTAGTGATAGATGGTTAAGTTTGCTGGATCAGTCTCAGCAACGGCTTGACCCCGTGCTGTTAGGGCGACTTTCACACGTAGATTAGGTTTAATTCCACGACCCTCTGGTGCTGGCGAAAATAGTAGTTCTTGTTTTTCTTTTACTGAATTCATAGCAAAAGGTTTGCCTGTTAATTTCCAAGCCTTAGCCCGTGCTAAATCAATATCTTTTTCAAGTCTTGCCTTTAATGCAGTAAGTTCTTCAACATCAATTGTTGCTCCCGTTAATTCCATGTCACAGAGTGCTGGGATTAAAGCCATCTCTAAATCCCAAACATCTTTTAATCCATTTTGTAATTTTGGAAAAAAAGTTTTATACAAATTCCAAGTAACTTCTGCATCAATACCCGCATACTTTGCAACAGTAGAAAAAGCGTGGGCTTCAACTTCAGCACCAACTCCTTTTTCTACTTTTAAACTTAATTCCCTTTCTGCACAAGCAGCAAGACTTAAACCAGTTCTGTTTCGATTATCTATAACGAACGCAGCCATTAATGTATCAAAAAATGGTTTAAGAGGAACAACTCCTCTGTAATATTTTGCAACTGATTTTAAATCAAATTTAATATTATGACCAACTTTTAATTTACTGCTAAAAAATAAAGGTTTTAATTCTTTAAAAACTTCTCCTGGCAACAATTGCTCTGGAGGTAAATCAAAAACTGGTTTCCACTTGGCTTGATTTTTAGAGTAGTCTGCTTCGGTCAATGTTTTACCAGCAGCCAATTTTCTTTGACCACTTAATAAAAGTTCTTTATCCCAGTTTAAAAATTCTCCATTGGGATGTCCCATTGGAATGACATCTACTCTTCCTTCTGTTGCTAAAGATATCCAAAGCACATCATTAACTACAGGCTGTAATCGGTTGTCTCCAACTGTTTCAACATCAAACGCAAAAGCGTCAACGTTAGAATAAAATTGCACAAGGTCTTTTAACTGATCTTTAGTTGTAATAATGTTCATAATTCCCCTCACTTATAAATTAAGTGGAGGAGCCTGAAAACGGAAATAAACAGGCTCCACCACAATGGAATCTTGGTTAGACCAAGGAACGAGCAATCTTTAACATTTCGGAGCGAGGGGTCTCTCGAATTACGTCGGCTGTATATGGGACAGCCCTTGCTACTAGTTCTTGAACCTCTTCGAGATTCAAATTCCATTCCTCTGCCAGGTCACGACCACGAACAAACTCCATAGTGTAGTTTGTTGTAGGTCCTGTACCCATGCGAGAAATTTCCCAGAACTCTTTTGACAGAGGTCCTTTGCGTTCATCTTCATGAGATTTTTTAATTAAACGTGCAAGTGTTGGTGGTGCTGTAAGGATCTGCACTCCTTGTGCTTCTCCTGACAAAACTACAACATTAAATGCAAAACGTGATCTTGGTTTACTTCCAAGAATATCTGTAAACGGATCGTTTTCTGCTAAAGCAACAAAAGATTTTTTGCCTGTAGGGCGTTCAATCCAGTGTTGTTCATAGACACGAAATGGTCCATCTTCTAAGAATTTAATTAACTGAGGTTTTTCAGAAAATTTAAACTCTGTTGGAAAGTCGGTTGAGTTCTCAGTTAAGAGAGCCTCTGCTGCTTCCCACCCTTGTTGAACTGTGGTACCGATTTTTGGTTCTGCAGTTTCACTGTCTTCATCTAAATAATCTGCAGGGTTTGCTGCAACATCATTTGTTGGTTTGGTAATTGGCATTTGTTTCTTTCTTTGGTAATGAGGCACGGAGGATGTTGTATCACTGTACAAACTTAATCACTACTGGCTCTCTAGGTTTGTGATTTCCTTCCAGCGACTTACTAAAGCCTCTGTTAGGTCATCTTGGACAGCCCACTCTACACGAGCAGACCCTAATAAGCCACGTCTTGAAAACTCTTCAATAGCGGATTCAATTAAGGCTCTGGTGTACACCCTATTTCCACCAATCTTTTCTCCTTTAAGAGTCTTAGATCTTAGTCTATAAGGTGCTCGAGGTATGTAGCCTTTTCGTTCCCATAAACGGACAGTAACAATGGTCTTTTCCAATGCTTGTGCTAACGCACTGATTGTAAATACCTCTGTTTCTTTTCCATTTAAGGTTTTAATAATTGGGTTTGAATCCCAACCATTACTCTCACCGTGTTTACGGCGAGAAACTTTTGGATCTTCCTCACGGCGCTTTCTTTTGGAACCTGGAATATATTCTAGATCAGCAAACGCCTCTAGAATTTCATCGTCTCCACGTAGTCCAGCCATGATTATCTCTTATTTAAAATTAAAGCCCAAACAATTTTTTGTGGGTACATTAAGTCAACCTCTTCTTCTGTTAACTTTCCCTCATATAAAGCAGCCATTAAAGCATCTTCATCAATTACTTGAATAGTTTTATACAGTTCTTGTTCAAGTCCTTTAGAAACAATTAAGTTATCTGCCATTTGTGGATCAATTTTACGAGAAACTCTTTTTTGTTTTTGTAACATCGTTACACCGTCAATTTCTGTAGACAATTCAACAAAAAGATTACCGCTTCCATCTACTTCACCCTTGGCATCTATGTCTTCAAATATTTTTTCTCTTAAAGATTTTAACTCAGATTCAAAATATTCAACCTGTTTCTTAAAGAAAATATATTGTTTAGCCTGCGCTTCAAGATCATTTACTGCAGGAACTCTTGGTTCTTCATCTTTTACTCTTGCCATATTAACCCCCTCAAGGTCGTTGTTTCTGTAGGAAACCTATCAGACTTCCTACCGTTAGGTCAATTCCACCTTTAGAATTGATGCCTTCTCCATCCATAACTGCATCTGCTACAGCGTTTTTTTGTTGAAGCATTTCATGTTGTCTTTCTTCAATAGAATTTAAAACAATAATGTCTTGAATAATAATACTTGGCCAGCGGCTTGAGGCCCTCTTAATACGGCCGTTTCTTTGAATAGACAATCCTGCAGACCATGGCAAATCATAATTAACTAACAAGTTGGCAATTGGAAGATCTACTCCGTAACCACCAGCATCAGATGAAATAAACACACGGCACTCTGGATTAGTTAAAAACTCTTCTTTGCTTGCTTCTTTTTCCTTTGCGTTCATATCTCCCGTGTATAGAGTCCCTCCAATTTCTTTTTGTATTAAATTTAACATTCCAACCCAAGAAGTAAACACTACGACCTTGGCTTCAGGATCCGTGTCTAAATGATCTAATACATAAGATTTTAACTCTTGTAATTTAGGAGACTTAGTTATTCCTTCAAGTAATCCTCTTTCTTTTAAACTATAAACATAAGCACTGCCTGTGCCTAATTGTTTTTCAAAAAGTAAAGCACTGTTGTTTAATAAATCAGGATGATCACATAACATTCTAAGAGCAGTTATTTTAGACATAATAGATCCTCTAAGCATATCTGCAGGACTTCCTGGTTTACTATCGTGGCCGTAGTGTGCTAGTAAAGAAAAGTTTGCACCTAACAATTGTTGCGCTTCATATAGTTCTTGGCTGAGTTCATCAGCAATAAAGTTATACAGACTAGAAGTTTTAGTATCAAAGGTTATTTGTATTGGGTCACGATAGATGGTGTCAGGAAGATATGGAGCAACATCTGGATCAGTCTGAAGTTTACGAACTGATGCACTTTTCATTTTTTCATGAAAGATAGGAAGATTACGATACCTTTGAACTCCCCCAAAATGATTACGAACAATAAAGGTTTGATCAAACAAATCAAAACGCCCCAATAGTTTTGGATCAACAAATTGCATAATGCTATACACCTCTTCTGGTCTACCGTTTTCTATCGGTGTTCCAGTAAGGGCAAAACGAATTGGGATATTTGCAGATAATTTTTTTACTGCTTTTGATCTCTTAGATCTAAATCCCTTAATAGCAGTGGCTTCATCACAGATTATGGCTCCAAGATTTAAGTCTTTAATAGAGTCCCAATCATTAACTAAGGACTCGTAGTTACATACTATGTAATCGCTTTTAGATCCACGATCATATTGCAAAAGTCTTGTTGATTTACTGCCGTCTATAACAGTAACGGTTGCATTAGAAAACTTTTGTATTTCTTTTTCCCACTGATATTTCAAACTTGATAGAGCAACTACAAGCACCGACCCCTCTACTTCACCTTGCTCTCTTAGTTTTTCTATTGCGGCAATAGTCATACAAGTTTTTCCAAGACCCATTTCATAAGCAACAAGCATCTTTTTACGATTAACCATTTTGTCTACTGCCTCTGGTTGATATGGTTTTAAATTTCCTTTAAACATTATCTATTGGCGTTGGGGCGGTTGCTAATGCGCCACACAAAGCACACTCCATGTCTAACATATACAAAGATATTTCGCCATCTTCAAACATTACTTTTACATTCCATAAAGTAGAACCACAAATACATACTTCTAATGGGTTGTTTCTATCTCTAAGATCTATCATAGATAGGCTGCTTTACCCAGTATAGAAGTTTTTGCTGTTTGTATTCCTCGTTCAATTTCTTGTTCTGTCATATCTCCTACATCTTTAACGTCAATCCCTGTGTAATTAAAATATGACAATTCCATTCCATACTTTCTAGAAAACTCACGCATCTGTTCATTTGCTGTGTATCCAGCCTTATCATTATCGAGTGCTGCTACAACTTTAAGTGCACGTCTCATAATCTTTGCTTGATCTTCACTAATAATTGCACCAAAGGTAGAGATTGCTTGGTGTCCTAACCCAGTTAATCGAACTGCATCCAACGGTGACTCAACAACAATTAGTGGTTTACTAGTTAACTCATCTTTCATAATCTCTACGCCAAACACTGTCTTAGATTTTTTTACTCCTGCTGGTTGATTTTTAAAGAACCTGCCACGAGCACCCTTCTCTTGCCAACCCCAAAGGGCACCGTCATTAGGATCTCTAATAGGTAAGATCCATGCTTCATTTTTTAAATCCCATCTAACACCATGTATATCTACCGCTTCTCGTTTTAAAAATCGTTTTCTTAATTCTAAATCTGGTGCGTCTACATAGACGGCAAGACGAGCCTCTGACATTGGAATCTGTTCTGGTTCTGCTTGCACGTATTGAGGAAGTTCTTTTATTCTTTTCATTAAAGAATCAATAGGTTTTTCAGCAGTATCATCAATGTAATCTCTAGCGTCGTGATAATCAATTCCTTTTACATCAGCAATTAACGTATAAATGTTCCCCTTGTATCCGCAAGAAAAACAAATGTGGGCACCAGTTTCCGTATTAATCCACCAAGAGGGCCTTCGATCTTCTTTGCCAGTTCTTTTTTTATGCATTGGACATAGACCATTAACTTCACTGCCTCGTTGTGCATGTAATGGAAGTTCTAAAAATAATAATATTTTTTCTACATCAATCACACACGGCCCCAATCAGAACAAAACTTACATTTCATCATCTGCTCTTCGTCATGAAAACAACCAGTTTCCCAACGCCAGGTTAAAGCAGTCTCACTGGGCCCACAGTTACGACTAGCAACAATCTTTAATAATCTAATATCTTCATCTTCTTCAATTGGTTCAAGACCTAAAATTACATCTGAATCTTGGAAGAAAGAAGAAGAGTAACCAATAGAATCTGCAGTAACTTTGCCAGCACGCATCTTCCACAAAAGAGTTTGTGTGGTGATGATAATTGGTTTATCAATTCTTTGAGCCAATCTCTTTAGTGCACGAGTAACATTAGTGATTGCTTGGGGGGTATTCATCTCTCCGCTAACTTCATCAAGCATAAGATAAACGCCATCTACAAAAACAATGTCTGGTTTAGTTTGCTCTATCTTGGCTGCCAATGCGGAGACCGTAATACCACTGACAGCATCAATTAAATGGAAAGATGGTTCTGTTTCCATTTTATTTAATATTTCAATGTAACGATCTTCTTCTGCTGGTAATAACTTTCCACGACGTAATCTACCGTGTGAAATGTTTGCTCTCATTGCATCGTGACGTTGTTGTTGCTCATGGTTATTCATCTCAAAAGATTGAAACATAGGAATAAATCCTTGAGTGTGAACATTAACTGCCATCTTTAAAGCAATTTGAGATTTACCAGTCTTAGGTGGAGCAATAATCGTTATTAATTGTCCGCCTTGAAGCCCAGCAGTTGCTTCATCGATTTTAGAAAATCCTGTAGGTATACCTAAGAACTCTTGATTTTGTAATGCTTGATACTCTTTATAACGTTGTTCGGTATTTTTTGTTAAATCAATTTCGTGTGTACCAAGAATACCTTGTTCATTGACTTTAGTAATGGTTGCTTCCATTGCAAGCAATGCAGCGTTATGATCGTTTTCTTGCAGTTGTTCTACTGCAGTTTCTAGTCCTTGACGAGTAAGAAGACGACGACGAAAGTCCACCATCGTGTCAAGTAAATAGTCGATGCTGTCTTGTACATCTAAGACTTTGTAATTTGGATAATGATCTTTAACAGTTACGGCAGTTGGAACCTCGCTGTATTCGCCGTAGTGTTTTTTAACAAAAGACCAAGCCTTGCGGTTATCATCATCTAAAAACCAAGATTCATTTACGCCTCGTTGAAGTGCAGGAACAATGTCTCTATCACGTATTATCTTGCTAACTAAACGGTGTTCGTTATCTGCTGCCATTATGCCCCCTCTTACAAATTCTTTAGTTCAACTCCTGCTGACCCATATCTTGCAACTCTATTTGGTACATCTACTACTCCTCTAAGATTAGCACGATAGGGAATCTTCCTAATCAACTCGGCTGGATCAGCGTATAACTGCCAGTAGTTAAATGGGTTAACAATCTCTCGTTCTAATTTTTCAAAGGCTTTTTCTAACAACTCATCTGTCCAACCTAGTTCTGCGTAACCTGCTAACTCAAGTGACAGTCCATAGTCATTAGATAGTTTCCAAAGTTTATGCGCCCCCTCTAACTGTATGTCTCCTAGTTTATAACTAACTTTTGTAAGAAAAAGTTTTCCTGTTACTTCTTCTACTAAAGTTATTACAACATCTGTTACACACACTACTTGCGGAGAGGAGACGTTTGATATGTCTCCATTTTTCATAGTACCTCGACTTTAGCATACCTAACTACAAAGTCACGAAACGTCTTTGGATCTACGTTTGCTTGCTGGGCTAACTCCTCTGGAACTTCACTTGGAACAAGTATTGAGTAGTGTCCTTTATTCATGAGCATCTTATTATTTACAAAGGAGACGTGCTTGCACAAGAGAGTCTTTCTCCATACAGGACAGTTGCATCTAATCTTTTTTGTTTTAGTATCAACCTCAACTTCAAAGACACCAGCAGCCTGAGAAGAGATAAACAGTTGCACTGTTCTCCAAGGACTCTCCATACTCATCCCCTTCATTGTGCTGCTCTTAAATCTGCGCCGACTATAGGAACTCTGATAAAGGCTTCGTGGGCAAAACTTGCCATCGCTTCCTTGTACTCTGCTTCCCAATTCTCTAGTCGTACATTGGTGGTGACAATTGTTGGCAGAGCCTTGTCGTATCTAAGTCTAAGTATCTCATCAAAAGATGTGTCATCGTACTTTGAACCGTACTCTTTTCCTAGATCATCAATTACAAGAATTCTTACATTTAACCAATCAAATTTAGATCTGCCATGAAAGCCATCTATCTCATAGACGGCCTGCTTCTTATCATCAAAGTCAGAGTCAAAGGTTGCTTTCTTTCTAGATAAGAATTCTGGGTAGGTCATGTAGTACACAGGTCTTGCCCCAATACCAAAGTCAGATGCACTCATGCCCAGTACCTTTGCAGCCTCTGCATCGTTGTCTGGGAGTCTTTTGACAAACTCCATAGCGGCAACTACTGCGTGAGTTGTCTTACCAATTCCAGGTCCGCCATCAAACAAGAGGCCAACACCATTTACTCCTATGTTGCCAATCTGCTTAATGATCTGACCACTAACACAGTCATCAATCCACGTAGTCACCTCGTCAGGAAAGGATCCCGCTCTGTCCACAAGGTCTTGTGGCTCAAGGCCGAGGAAGCGACGTGGGATATTTGAGTTACGAAGTAGCCAGTGCTTCTTTAAGGCTGAGAGTTGATTGATGTCATACATCGTCGTCTTCAAACTCAAACTCGTACATACCGCCATAGCGCATACCTATATGTAGGATCCAAGAACCAACTATGATCATTACATCGCCAAAAAATCTTAGCGCTCTATTATTAGTTGGATAAATTAGTCTGTTATTCATCTGCCCCTCTATCTACTACTACCTTTTCCCAATCAGTATTACAAGAGTAACACCGTAAATCTAGATCCATACTACCCGCTCAGTTGCTACACCGTAAACCTTCTCTTTACAGGAAGGGCAGAAGAAACTGAACTCAAGCATTACGCAGATTTAAAAGTAACAACCCCAACAAAAGATGTTGGCTTGCCCTTTGCATCCTTACCATCGCCTGCAATCATCTTCACGCTCTTGCGTGGTGTAAGTGCTTGCACTTGGCTCTTGACCCAACGCTTGCCCGCTGATGCATTAGACCATGCTGAAGTATTTAGTATCTCTGTTCCATCCATGCCATCTGTAGTGATGCTGATGATTGCCATCCATGCGCCTCCCTTTTCAGTGTTCTTATTTAACTTTGCAGTAAATGTCTTTACTACTTTTTTAGCCATTTGCATTCTCCTTTAGTCGTTGTTCATATCTTGCTAGTTGTGCTCTACCAGAAAGTGAATTCTGGAAAGTACGTCCATCGCTTGCTTGTAACGTTCCCATCTTAACTGTTGTATCGATTGGGGCGTTAATTTTATTTAAACCAAGATTTTCTCTGGCTTGGTTCATCTTCTTACCAAAAGAAGCAAGGAACATCTTATACAGCATTGGGGCTTCATCACCAATGTTCTGGAAATTCCGTTCATCTGCCATAAAGAGTTTAAGCAACTCTAACTCAATTAGAGCGTTGGTGTCATATTGCTTTCTAAATTTGGCAAGGGCTCCGCTAAGTTGTTTGACGCTAACTGTTCCAGGGAGTAGGGGGTACTTCCTACCGACACGATAAGAAAACTCTGCAGCGACATCCATTGGGGTCCACTCATGCTCTGGTCGTCGTCCCCTAGTCTTAGGATCGGATTTTCTGATCTTAGGCTGTACTGCATCCTTTGGTTCGACCAACCCAAAGCCTGCCAGATCATCTCCATCATCTCTGTATTCTCTCATAGGTACTCGTATCTCTTTCATTAGAATCCCTTTGGATT